ACAAAAAAACTAATTGAATACATTAACGACTGGGCGGATCAATCCGAGAAGCAAGCCGATAAGTGGGGTGCCGATGGTTATTTTAATGAAACTTTCAGGGCTCAAGTGATTGCTGACTTCTTGAGGGAAGACCTTGTGCGGGGTATCGAGATGGACTTGATGAACGAAGGGGAATAATACTATGAAGCTAAAATTTCAAAGAAAACATATCGGATGGGGAATGACGCCAAACGAAGCACTAGAAATGGTCGTTCGCATATATGTGCCAACAGACTACGAAGAGTGCCACTATCACTTGCGGCTCCAAGACCTAGAGCGTAAATTTATGAAATCTGGATACGCTACGGACATTGGATACTCTGACGGGGTTCTCTGTATCTCAAAATCATAACTCTTGGGTGGCTTGATAGACGCAGATAATTAGCAAAATGACGGGAGTTGTCTATTTTATAATACATTAAACTTAACACAATAACCGTTTAATGCCATCAAACTTAATACGTAACAATAACACCTACGCTTAATCCTATGAAAATAACATTCGAATTTAAGTCAGAAAAATACTCCTATGAATCAGAGCAAGATTATTTAGATTCTACTAATCTAGTTGAGTCTCTATTTAACCTATGCGTGTCCGCTGGATACCACAGGAACTCTATCGCAGATTCAATGCACGAGAAAGCCGAAGAAACAAGTAACCACTAACTCATATTATGGACCTACCAGACACAGGCGAGCGCACCGACTTCGATACAGGAGCTGTGCGTGACGCAATGCAAGGCAAGGGATGCCCCAGCCTTTTACCTATCGCCGCCCTAAGGGCCGCTTCCAAGCGGTTCGAGGATGGGGCAGAGAAATACGGCCGTAACAATTGGGAGAAGGGTATTCCCCTGTCTCGCTATGTTGACGCAATCTACCGCCACCTTTGGGCGTTCATGGAGGAACGCTACGACGAGGACCACGGTGGCGCTGTTATTTGGAATGCAATGTGTCTCGTCCAGACCAGAGAATGGATACGAGATGGCCGACTTCCAGAAGAATTAAACGATCTATAATATAGGGGACACGTATATGAATGAATTTCCTACTGTTAACAAGACGCTGCTAAAAGCGTTGGACGAACGATTTCCGATGAAAGACTTCGGGCAAACTGATGACATTAATAAACTGAATTTCCATTACGGACAGCGTTCAGTCATTAGTTTTTTAAAAGCTCAGTATAATATTCAGAACGAAAACATCCTAAATAACCCTAACCTTAAATAACTATGGGATCTCCTAAAATTCCTGAACCTGCACCTCCTCCCGCACCTCCTCCTCCTCCTACTGAAGTAGCGGAGAAAGTAAAGAAACCTACAGCTCGTCGCGATGCGAGCAGCAAGCGTCGTGGCGTTTCTGCTCTCACGATCCGTCGTCCTTCCATCAATGTTGGTGGTGGTAGTTCTGCTGGAGCTAACCTCCCTTATTAATAATCATGGCACTTAAAAACTTAGAAGCTACTGTTACCGCAGATGGTAACACCTCCGTACCTGACTGGAATGGACGCCTTGGAGCGTTCCTTGCTGCTGGTGCGTTCGACGGAGCTACACTCACGCTGCAACATAAAGTTGGTAGCTCTTGGGTTGCTCTAGGAACCGAGACGACTCTTACTGCTGCTGGCGGTGGTCAGTTCATCACTCCTCAATCCGAATTGCGTATTAACGTAGCTTCTGCTGGAGCGGGAACAAGCGTTACCGTTGTTGTTAAACCTTTAGTTTAAGATGTTACTGCGTTTGTTAAGAACTCGTTACCTGACTACAAATAATGACGAACCTTTAACTGCGCCTTTAACTAGGGATTTTGTTGAGGATCTCACCCCTTCTGAAGAACTCGACACTCTTTACTTACAACCTGATGGCACGTCTCTTTACTTACAGCCAGACGGTTCTTCCCTATACCTTCAACCTTAATATATCATGCCTAACATTACTGTTCAGCCTCACGTAGACGCTTTCCTTAAAACGCCCTCAAAGCGTTTTGCTCAGGATGTGCTTTCCATACCTCTGCCTTACGCAGCCTTTCCTAACACCCTGTCACAGGAAGAGTGGCGAAAGGCAGCAAAGTTTACCAGCACGCATGGTACTTTTGTTTATACGACAGTCCAAAGCACCACAGGTTACGCTCGAATGCTGTCCAATAGATCGTTTGGGGCAGTTCAGGGCAGCGGATCCCCAACTGCCTACATTCCCATCAACAGCGCAGCTCCACCAACCGACGGAAGACCGTCATTCTATGCGGTTATTCCGTGTGATGCATCGGGTAATCTTGATGGTGATCTGACCTATTTTCAGTGTCAAAATGCAGGCGTTACTACTTTTGACGGTACAGGATTGAGTTCATTGACTTCCCTTAGCCTAAGCCGCAACCAGCTAACGTCCTTCGACAGTACAGGGATGAGTTCATTGACTTCCCTCACTCTCAGAAACAACCAGATAACCTCAATCGACACTTCGGGATTGAGTTCATTGACTTACCTCGAAGTCGGAAATAACCAGTTTACCTCATTCGACACTTCGGGAATGAGTTCATTGACTACACTTTCCCTTTACTCTAACCAGCTTACCTCATTCGACGGCACAGGGTTGAGTTCATTAACTGAACTTAATATGTATCGCAACCAGCTAACATCTTTTGATGGCACAGATATGAGTTCATTAGTTAAACTCGACCTTCGCTACCAGCAGATAGCAGCGTTCGAGAATCTGTCACTGCCTAATGGTGAGAGTATTAAGGTTGATGACAACAGTCTACCAGCTTCTGAGTTAGACGAACTCTACACTGCGCTGGGGATTAATTCAGGAGGTCTAACGTACCACCAAAGTCCAGGAATCTTTGTAGCAAATAACGTAGGCACAGCTGGCGATGATCCTTCTATCGCTACAGCTAAAGGTCACACAGTTTACGGAAGTTATAAATTATGAAAAATGTATTTAAAGTAACGCCAAGTGTGGCATTTTTTGCCACTCCCCGATCAGGCTCAACCGCCCTCGTAGGTGCAATTCTTGAGAAGTATAACCCAACCCTAAAGGCGATGGCTGACAATGCTCATGCCCCCGAAGGTCGGAGGGGTATGCCTCATAGTGTTGCTCCAGTATTACAGGAATACAGCGGTCAAACTATTGTTCTACCTGTTCGTGATCCTGTTGAACGCTTTCGCTCTGCATTTGCCATTAAACAATGGCTTCGTGACTATACAGGCGATGAGACTGTTGACGAAGTTATTACCATCATTGAAGCGCAGGACCGTAAAGAGGTTAACCCACACTTCCGATTGCAGACAGTTTTTCTTGAAAGACTTAAAACCGAAGCCGATGAGATTCAAATATTCCAATTCCCTCGTGACCTAAGTGCGATGTCAACTGCGCTGATGCTTGATGCTGTTCCAGAACCAGATCACGTCTCGAAGACAAAGCCCGACCTCACACCTGAGCAGCTCTCCAGAGTCCAAGCAATCTACGCTGATGATATTGCTCTTTATGACTCCATCATCGAAGCAGGGCAAGTGTGGATGAAGCCTCCCACACCTGCAACGAAAGAAGACAAGGCTGCTAAACTCCAAGAACTAGCTAGCGCACGTTACGATGCCGAAGTTGGTGGTATGGATTTTAATGGTGTTCAAATACAAACCGATAGGTTCACTCAGTCTAAAATTTCATCCGCTTATGCAAAAGCAAAAGAAGACAATACGCTTACGCTTAACTGGAAGACTGGTTCGGGCTGGGTAACATTAGATGCTGCTGCTATTATAGACATTGCTGATGCTTTATTTGCTTTCATACAATCGGTATATAGTCAGGAAAAATCCCTGAGTGAACAGGTTGAGGCTGCCGCATTTGTTGAAGAGTTACAATCTATTGCTTGGACACCAGAGGAAATCTAATGGAAGACATAATCTACAAATCAACAATAGGAACAGGCGGATTTATAGCCACCATTGAACTAGCACCAGTAAATGAAATACTAGGATTTGTAGTAGGTCTTGCCACCTTTATCTATATGACGGCGTCAGCCATCAAGGTAATCAAAGAACTGAGGAACAAATGAATGAAGTATTGCAAGTCATATCTTCTATCACGCCAGTCTTAATTGGAATTATTACACTTATAATTGTGCTAGCTAGAATGCACTACAATATCGAAGCTCTGTCAGAAAAAGTTAAAGTCCTGTTCGACTTCCACAATAAACGAAAGAAATAATATGACACCAGAACTAATAGCAATGCTCGGAGGCGGCGTAAGCGGATTTGTAATGAAGCTCATTGGCGCACAGATGGAAAACCAAGCTCGTCAGTTTGAGCGTATGATTGGTAAGCAACAAGCTGCCGATGCTTCGGCTGATGCGGCGGCAAAGCGTGATGGTGGTGTATTGGTTCGTAGGTTCTTAGTTGTATCCACCGTCTTTGCCATTGTAGTAGCCCCATTCGTCTTTGCATGGACAGACGTAGGTGTGAGCGTCGCTCGCGATACAGGCGGCTTTCTAGGCTTGTTTAAAGGCGTCAAGTGGGAAACCATTCAAGGCTTTGTAATCCTTCCAGAAATTAGGCAAACTGCCTTAGCCATTGTAGGTTTCTACTTTGGTTCATCACAAGTTAAATAATTTTATGCATCAATCCGCTCAATCTATCTACACCTCGCTAGAGGGACACCGCTATCAATACGTTGATAGGGCGAGACAATGTTCAAAACTGACGTTACCATACGTCCTACCAGACGAGGGCTTCGGCCCTCACAGTCGTTTAGAAACTCCCTTTCAGGGCGTTGGGGCCAGAGGAGTAAATAACCTCGCATCTAAACTATTGTTAGCACTCCTACCTCCCAACGCCCCTTTCTTTCGTCTCAATGTAGACACCTTCGCTCTTCAGAATGAGGGCGCACCTCCTGAGCTTATTACTGAAATTGAGTCCTCGCTACAACAAGTAGAGGAATCAGTAATGGATGAGATCAGTCGTGAGGCTTACCGCACTGGCCTTCACGAGGCTTTAAAGCAGCTCATCATCACAGGTAACGCTTTAGTATACCTTCCCGATGAGGGCGGCCTGCGTGTATTCCGTCTTGATCGTTACGTTGTAAAGCGTGACCCGATGGGCAAGATTACTCAAATCGCTACGAAAGAAACAATGTCCTACAAGACTCTCTCCGAGGAGATGAAAGCTCTTGTAGGCGAGGCTGACGACGCTAGTGAGAACGTCAACCTTTACACCGCTGTTGTCCTAAAGGATAACAAGTGGCATGTCTATCAAGACATCAATGGCAACCCTGTTCCTGATTCGTATGGTACGTACGCCATTGACCAAAACCCTTTTATACCTCTCCGCTTCTCCCGCATCGACGGTGAGAACTACGGACGAGGCTACGTCGAAGAATACCTTGGTGACCTACAGTCTCTTGAGAAGCTTACACAAGCTATCGTTGAGGGATCTGCTGCTGCCTCTAAGGTTCTGTTCCTGCTGAATCCAAACGGTACGACTCGTGCCAAGGCTTTGGCTGAGACACCTAATGGTGGTATCACGCAAGGCAACGCTGCTGATGTTTCTGTTCTCCAGCTACAGAAGTTCAATGACTTCCGTATTGCACAGGAGACAATGAACAGCATCAAAGACCGCCTAGGTCATGCCTTCCTTCTTACCTCTGGTGTTGTTCGTAACGCAGAGCGTGTGACCGCTGAAGAGATTCGTATGCTCAGTCAGGAGCTGGAGACTGCTATTGGCGGTCTCTACTCGCTTCTGTCTACGGAGCTACAGATGCCCATGATTAACCGTCTTATGAAGGTTATGAACAAGGCTAAGCGTCTACCCAAGCTACCTGAAGGAATTGTTAATCCAGTCATTATTACTGGTGTTGAGGCTCTTGGACGCGGTAACGATTTACAGAAGCTGGACTTGTTCCTTGCTGGCGCTGCACAGGTTGTAGGGCCGCAAGCAATTGCTGAATACGTTAGCGTTGGCGAATACTTCAAACGCCGAGCTACCTCGCTTGGTATTAAGACTACAGGACTGGTTAAGACTGAAGAAGAGATTCAAGCAATGCGCCAACAAATGCAGCAGAACCAGTTGACAGAAAAGCTCGGCCCTGCTGGTATAAAGGCACTGTCAGATCAGGCAGCTAACCTTCAACCCGAACCCGAATCTTAATTATGGCCGACTTACAACAAGTAGTTATTAATGAACCCAGCGCAGATGAGAACATCACGCTCGAACAGCAAGCAGCGATGCAAGATGCTGTTAACACTGATACACCCGCAGAGAATGAAGCAGCAGAGCCTCAAGACGAAAATCGTCCTGAGTGGCTTCCTGAAAAGTTTCAGTCTCCTGAAGACCTAGCCAAGGCTTATAGCGAACTCGAAAAGAAAGGCTCAACCAGTAAGAAGGATTCTAAAGAAGAAGCTCCTGCTGAGACTAGCGAAATGAGTACCGCTATTGAAGCGGCTACTGCTGAGTTCATGGAAGGCGGTGCGCTATCCGACAAGACCTTTGAATCCCTTGAGCAAGCTGGATTACCTCGTGACCTTGTAGAAGCCTACATGGCAGGACAAGGAGCCTTGGCAGAAGGTCAAGTAGCTCAGGTCAAGGAAAGCGTAGGAGGCGAAGGTAACTACGAAGCTATGGCTGAATGGGCCGCTGAGAACCTCGACGCAGAAGACCTCAACGCTTATAACGAAGTTGTAGAGAATGGCACTGTTGACCAAGCTCGCATGGCTGTTCGCGGATTGTTTGCACAATTCCAATCAGCAGGCGGTAAAGCTCCTACTCTTATGCAAGGAACCACGCAAGGTTCAGGTGTTAAACCTTTTGGATCCGCTGCTCAGGTAACTGAAGCAATGCGTGACTCTCGTTATAAGAACGACCCAGCATATCGACACACAGTCGAACAGCGGCTAGCAGTAACTACTGCATTTTAATTTAACTGCCCTCTTCGGAGGGCTTTTTTGTATACCCTCTCTATGAATGGCTAAACGTAAAGGGCTATCCCTACGCAAAGAACATAAATCTAAAACAGGTGGTCTGTCCGAGAAAGGACGTAAGTACTACAATCGTAAGACAGGGTCTAACCTAAAACGACCACAGCCAGAGGGAGGTTCACGTAAGAAATCGTTCTGCGCCAGAATGTCTGGAGTCAAAGGACCAATGAAAGATTCTAAAGGACGACCTACTCGTAAAGCTCTCGCCCTTCGTAAATGGAAATGTTAACCTATAAATATCATGCCTAAAGTTGGAAAGAAAGAATTCTCATACACTCCTAAAGGAATGGCTAAAGCTAAAGCGGCCGCCAAACGTAAAGGACTAAAGATCAAATACCGTGGCTAAAATCTGTCCTAAAGGTATTGCTTGGGCAAAGCGTACCTTCGACAAATACCCATCAGCTTATGCAAACATGGCAGCGTCCAAGTATTGCAAAGACCCGAAGTACGGAAAAGGACGTAAGGGTCTCAAAGTTAGAAAGAAGAAATAATGGGTGAACTCGCAAAATGGAGAGCGCAGAACTGGGTCCGAATCGGAACAGACGGCAAAATCAAAGGAGCTTGCGGAACGTCTAAAAACAAAAAGAATCCCGACCGTTGCCTTCCAATGGCTAAAGCTAAGAGCTTATCAACGTCTGAGCGAGCAAATACAGCTCGAAAGAAAAAGAAA